TTATACATCCTTGCGGCGGGAGCGCAGCCACTCCACCGCGAAGGTCTTCAGAGCGGACAGTCCCGCCATCAAAGCGCCCATCAGCGCCGCATGGTCCAGCTCGCCCCCGCCCAGGGGCAGCGCCACCAGAAAGCCCTCCAGGAACGTCCACGCCGCCCGCTCCAGCACATTCATCCAGTCCATTTCCAAATCTCCTTCCTTATTGGCTCCACTGAAAGGGGAGCTGGCGCACAGCGCCTGAGGGGTTCGCCCCCTCTTACTGGTTCCCCTTTTCCAAGTCCGCGATCCGGTGGTTGATGACCCGGATCTGCTCCTCCACCACGGGCATCCGGCGTGCAAAGCCGTTGTGCTCCCGCACCTCCCGTGTCAATTCTTCCAGCTTGGTTTCCGTCACGGCCTGGGCGCGCCCGTTGGAAATCAGTACGCCCACCAGGGTCAGCACACCCGTAATCAGTGCGCCCGCCACAGTCTCCAGCATGTCTCTCACCTACCTCTTCATCAATGCGGTCCAGCTCTCGCCGCCGCAGATCCCGTCGCTTTCCAGGCCCGCAGCCGTCTGAAAGCGCCGCAGCGCGTCCTCGGTACGAGGGCCGAAGTCCCCGTCGATCCCGCCGGGATCGAAGCCCTGCCCGCAAAGCGCCGCCTGGCAGGCCGCAGCGGCTGGACCCAATGCGCCCCTGCGCAGCAGCGGCAGCTCTGCCCGCACCCGCTGCGCCGGGCGGCTCTCCGCCTCCCCGCCATAGCGCAGCACGCAGTCCCAGGGGTAGTTGCGGTAGGGGCGAATCAGGATCTCGCGGCCGGTCTGATCTCCCGGCTCGCCGCCTGTGACACCGCCCTTCTCGTTGATGGAGGCCTCCGCCTCCCTCCCGTCTCCGCAATAGATAGCCGTGTGATGCCGCACGTTCAGGAGCACATCCCCCCGCAGGAGGCCGGAGCCGCTCCCGAGCTCCACCAGGGACGTCACGTCCTCAAACCCGCAGCGCAGGAAGGCGCCACGCATGTTCCCGGTGTACCCGGCGCCCGCCGCCTTCACCGGCACGCCCGCCCGCTCCCAGGCGGTGATCACGGCCGAGGAGCAGTCATAGTCTCCCCGCTCGCCCCAGCGAAGAGCCTGGTCGTAGCCATAGCGGTCGTCCCGGGCCAGGTTTTCCAGAAACGCCGCCGCAGAGTCCCGCCGCTGGTCCGGCGTCATGCGGTGTACGCCTCCGCGCACAGCGCCGCAAGCTCCGTATACTCTCCGGCGCTCAGCCTGCCGACGGCGAAGAACACGTCGAGCTTGCTCTGCGCGTCTTCCGCTGTCCTGTAGAACTTCTTCCCGATCAGCTTCTTCATGGTCTTATACATTGTCGATCGCCTCCAGGTCCTCGTTGTAAATTTCCTCGATCAGCGCGCCCAGCTCCGCAAGGTGCGCCTGCTCATCCCGTTCATACTGCTGCTGCGCTTTTGCCAGCGCGGCGTAGTCCTCCGCCGGGGCGAGCATCTCCCCGGCAAACACGCTGCCGTCGGCCCGTGTCCAGCTCTCGCCCGCCGGGACAAAGCGGCAGCCCTCGACAAAGGCTTCGCACTTGCCGTCAAAGCATCCTGTCTCGACTGCCCGCATCGTGCCATCGTTTTCGAGATGGCAACAGTAATCAGAATCGATGTAAAACTTCATGGTGCTACCTCACTCCAGCCATATATCGTGGAATGTAATTGTGTACTCATACCCATAGTTGCTGCCCAATGCGATCCACTTCGCCCCGGTTACGCCTGAGATGTCCAGAGAGATGGCAGCGCCCGTAACGCCAGAACTCCAGCCTTGGGTTTGCAGGGCCAGCTGCGCCGCTATTCGATCCGCCCAATATGTTCCCGTCGTGTTATTCAGCAGGGCGAAAATAATATTGTTGTTTACTGTCTGCAGCGGCGTGCAGTCAACAACGGCTTTCAAGACTGTAAAATCTGTAACATCGACCGCATTCACCGTCCGAAAAACCGCATTTGCCTGTTGAGGGAACTTCACGGAAATGCTGTCCGCATTTTCCGTCACGGTCGCTGCCGCTGCTGCCCAGCTCTGTGCTGTGTATCGCCACGCGACGGCCGTGTACCCGCCTGTGACAGACTCCATTTTATTCCCATGATGGTACAGCCAGTAGGTATAGGACATTTCAACATCATACTGTCTGTTGCTGTCAATGATCACGGAAGCGCTGTCGGACTCGTTTTCGCGCGTGGCACTGACAGTCCACGTGCCGTAGTTTGCCGGTGCGATGGAGAAATAATAATCCGCGCTCTCCCCGTCGGTATTGGTGTGGGCCCTGCCGGGGCCGAGGCTCTTGACGGTTACGCCGCCCTTCGCGATGGACACTGTGCTGCCAAAAGGCGCAGACACATGCAGAACCGCGGCATGGATGGAGATGCTCTCTCCGCCCGCCCCGATGATAAAGCCTCTGCTCATATTCTGGTCACCTCCAAAGTCACTGTGAACGCCGCCGACGGCCTGGTTTTCGCATAGAGGGTGACGGAACCCTCCGAAGACGTGATGTCATAGAGCTGCCAGAAGGCGTCTTGCTGATCCTCCAGCACTGCGAAATTCTCCGGTGCGCTGAAATGGACCTTCGGCCGGTCGGTCGCCCGCAGGCCTACCACCGCCAGGGTCTGGGTAAAAGGGCCCTCCCCGCTCCATGCGGCGGGCACCGGCAGCTCCAGATACTGCGTCCGGCTGCCGGCATGCACCTTGGCCGCCGTCACCGCGCCGTTTGCCAGGCTGTCCGTCTGCACCGTGATCGGATCCGCCCCGCCCGGCAGGTGCCGTGCGTTGTGATAGGGGATTGCCGCCAGGGCGGCATAGAAGGTGGCCTCCGTGCCGGAATAGCCCGCCTCGACAGCGGATTCATAGGGCGCCTTGCCCGCAGGGCCCGGCTGTCCCGCCGCCCCGGCAGGCCCGCGTATATTCTGCGTGGGCGGATTCTCCCGGCCACCGTCATTGCTCCAAGAGAGATTGCCGTTTGCGTCCAGGGCGGGGACAAACGTGACTCCGTTCTCCCCCTTTTCCCCCGCTACCCCCTGGATACAGCCGTTGTTCCGCCAACCACCGCCCAGCGCGTCCCAGACATAGATGTCATAGGGCGCGGCGGTTCCCACGCCGTAGGCCTCCCCGGGCGCCGGTTCCGGCACGGCCTGCGCCAGCAGCGCCGGCGTGTCATAGTATCCGGAGATCACGAAGCTCTGGCCGTCCTTCCCGTCAAAGGCGCCTTCCTCGGCCGCCGCCCGCAGCTGGGCGGCATACTGCAGCGCTGTCTGGGCCTTGCTGTCGATCTGCTCGGCCACGCTCAGCGGCATGGGATGCAGCGGCGCGTCGATCAGCCCCGACTCCTTCACGGTCAAAACCAGCGGGGCCGTGGTCAGTCTGGTCTCATCCTTTGTCCCCGTGAGATATACCGTCCACTCTCCCCGTGTCAGATTGAGCTGACGGGAGGCGGGGATCTCGTCGTTTTCATCCAGGGCGAGGTCATATACCGTGGCGTTGGGTCCGTCGCCCTGTCTGAAGTGCAGCCATTTGGAAAAGCCCTCCCACTCGCTCCCGGCAAAGTGGACCCGGCCCGTCAGATAGTGCAGGCTGTCCGCCGCGATGACCGGGGTATAGAGCTTCATGCTCTGGCCGCTCACATAACATTCAATCATCTTGTTCCTCCTCAGTATTCGACGATCACGTCGAACGTAGTCTCCGGCCGCTGCCCGGCATAGAGTACCATGGCGCCCTCGCGGCTCTCCACCGCAAAGAGCTGGCGGAAGGCCTCTCCTGCCCGATCCCGCTGTGCTGCGGCCAGCGGCGCCTTGAAGGCCACGCAGGGTCTGGCATCCGCTGTCATTCCGCTGACAGAAACGGTCTGGGAATAGTACCCGTTTTCCGTGTTTTGGCTCCAGCTCTGTCCAACCGTGAGCTCCGCGCATCTCGGCGTACTACCGCCGCTCTGGGCCTTCAGCTTCCCCACCAGATAGCGCAGCCCGTCAAGATCCAAAACCTCCATCGCTTTGTCCCCCGCTTGCTCAGGTCGCGCAGATCGTATCGATCTGCGCGTTGCTGATAGCGCTCAGATCCGTCGTTTTGACGTAACCGGAGAGATTGATGTCCGTGTTGCCGATCTTCTCATAGGCGCTGCCCAGCCAGAGGTATTCGTCATAGCTGTCCTTGTCCCCGTGGCTGTGGGCCACCAGGTAAATGACACCGGCAGCGCCTGTAGCTGGCAGCGTTGTCACCGTCTGATAGGAGATGCTGGTCACCCCGCTCAGGGCGCTGGCGATGGCCGCGCTCACGTCGGAGGCGGTCTGATATCCTGCTCCATTGGAAAGCTGACTGTTGCTGGTCGGCACCGTGATGCTGACCGCCTTGCCGCTGTCCGGGGTCAGCGCGCTGCCGTTGACCTTGATCGATTTGATGGGAATCGCCGCGCTGACGTTTGCGGCGGTCTGATAGCCCGCCCCGTTTGCCAGCTGGCTGTTGTCGGTCGGCACCGTGATGCTGACGGTCTTGCTGCTGTCCGGAGCCACTTCGCTGTTGTTGACCTTGATCTTGGCGATGACGTTTGCCTCCGCCTGGTTGATCTTTGTCACCAGCGCGTTGGTCAGATCGTTGCTGGACAGTCCCTTCCCACTGACCTTGTCCACCTTCTCCGACAGCTCCGCGCTGAGCTTGCTTTTCAGCTTCTCCCAGAAGTAGAGAAGTCCGTCATAATCCAGGTATGTTCTTGCCATTCGTTTCCTCCGCTATTGAAACAACTTCAGGATTTCGCTGTTGGGGATTGCCTCCATATCCTCGGCCGCGTTGATGCCGGGCGCGCCCCGCTCGCCCTGGGGTCCGCGCTCGCCGCGCTCGCCCTTCTCGCCTCTCTCTCCTCTGGCGCCCTCGCTCTGCTCGTTGAGCTCCATGGTCATGCGGATCAGGAAGGCGCGCAGCTGCTCTGCGCGCTGCTCGCCCGCGCCGGAGAGCATGGGCGGCAGCTCATAGATTTTTCCGCTCACCCCACGTCACTCCCTATGGTCAGGATCTTGGCCAGCGAATACAGCCGCAGCTCGCCGCGGCCCTGGAGCCGGATGCGCAGGTGATCGCAGCGCCGCGGGCGCACCGGCAGGGTGACGGTCCGGGTGCCGCGCATCTGGATGCTGCCCTGGCGGATCCACTCGCCGCTGGAGTCGTACATCACATATACCTCCACCCGGGCGCCCTCCTCCAGCGACAGGCGCAGGTTGAAGCGGGAGACGTATTTCCGGTCCGGCTGCTGGTAGTACAGCAGTCCCGTCTCGGCCGCCCAGGCGACAAAGGGCTCCTGCTCTCCCTCGCTTCCCAGCAGGGCCAGCAGCTCTCCCTCGCCCGTCACGGCATAGAGCTCATCGCCCAGCTTTGCAAAGTCAGTCACCTGAAGCGCGTCCTCCCGCATCCAGAGACCGCGCCTCACGTCAAAGACAAAGAGCGACCAGTCTCCCCCCTCGTTTTTCATGGAGAGGTAGTAGCGGTCCCCCACAGCGCCGGCCGCAGCCTCGCCGTAGAGCTCGTCGCCCAGCTTCTCGCTGATGCTCTCGGGGAAGCTCCCCTGATAGGCGCACACGTCGCTGCGGCTCTTGTAAAACAGGGTCTCGTTGACCACCTGCAGGCTCTTGGCGCAGCCGGCCTGCACGCCCCGGCACACCGTCTCCGTGACGGCGTGGGCGCCGATGGGAGACACCGCCACCCGGTGGATCCGATTCTCCTTGAAAAACGTGGGATAGCCCAGGTAGCTGACCGCCCCCGTCCAGGGCCCGTCGGAGCCCACGGAGGCCGTCCAGCTGTCGGTGCTCAGTCCCCGGTACTGCCGCCAGTTCTTGAAATCCCCCAGAGCGCAGCAGTAGAGTTCGTTGAGCATCTTCCCTCCGCTGACACCGTAGCGGCAGCCCCACAGGCGGTTGCGGCACTCGACGACGAAGTCCATCTCCGGCACACGCCGTTCGATGAGCACGCTCCCCTCTCTCTGGGTCAACGCCTCATCCAGCAGGCCGGTCACCACCAGATAATCCAGTGTGCCCTCTCCGCCGCCCACGGCGCGCAGGATCTTCTCCCCGTTGACGTTCTCCGCCTCCGCCCCGGAGATCGTCACACCGTCTCCGGCCCGGAAAAGCTGCGGCAGCTCGCCCTCGGAGACAAAGCGCAGCCTTGTGCATACGCTCTCCTCCGCGGTCCACTCCCCGGCCGTGCTGCTCCAGCGGCGCAGCACATGGGGCGTTGCCCCGGTATCCACCCAGAGCGCCCCGTTTTCCGGCTGCTCCGGCGCCGTATCCGAGGCCGCGGGTCTCGGCCAGTCTGTCCCGTCCTCCCGGCACAGGGTGTATTCCACCGCCCCGGTCGAGCGGTAGACCGCCTCCATGCTGCCGCAGTCCGCGGGATCGGCGGTGTTGTAGTAGACCTTGTCCGGGAAGACGCAGAGGGTTGCCCCCATGCTCACCAGCTGCTTTTCACCCGGGCTCAGTCTCTGCAGGGGCGTGGCCTCGCCGCCGTAATACAGCGTTCCGCCGTCTACCCAGGCCAGCTTCTCCTTGGCGGCAAGTCCCCCGGGCGCCTGCAGCAGGGCGACTCTCCCGCGCTTTTTCCGGTTGGCCAGCAGCGGGAAGAGGGCGCTGGTGAGGTTCTCCGTGTGGAAGAACTCCCCCTCGTCGATTTTCAGATTGTGATTGTATCCGCGGAAGGTGTCCGTCACCTCGCGCTCGTTGTACTCAAAGCCCAGTGTCGGCAGAAATGCCATGGTGTCCTCCTAAAACACGAAATGTGTCCCGGCCCGGAGCGGTCTGTGGGTGCGCTGGTAAAAGTTCGCCCAACCGGTGTAGGCGCTGTTGAACATGGTCATGCGCCTGTTGTAGCGCTGGGTCTCGCTGTTCTCCGCCGCGATCATCGCCTGCAGGTAGTAGTAATACAGGTCCTCACCGTAGGGCGCGCCCACCAGCAGCTCCTCGTCGCCGGTCTGGTAGACGGGCGCCTCTTCCGTCTGAGCCTTCTCGTGGGTCCGTATCATCTCGTGGAAGATCTTCCCGTCCAGGGACGAAAGCCAGTGGAGCTTCTGCTCGGGGGAGTAGTCGTTGGGCTCCAGCAGATCCACCCGTTCGATGATATCAATTGCTTTCATAGTCCTCACCCCTTCGCCCGGGAGGCCGAAGCCTCCCGGGTTTTTCCTGTTTCCGGCATGCAGCATTGCTTTGCCCCTGCCTCCCGTCATTCCGAACCAGTGCGCGCACTGGTGTGAAAATCCGTCTCCAAGGGCTTGCAGCATGCCCTTCTCTCTTACTTGCCGGTGTTTTTCATCACGGCCATGCTCTCGTACATGCGCTCAGCCGCTCTCTCGCCTCTGGCGATCTCCTCGGCGACCGCCGGGGGGACCATGGATTTCTTGCCCCGGGGCAGCAGGTAGTTGACGCCGTTGATGCCCACAAAGAGATTGGGATCGGCGCGGTCGCCGCCTCTGGGGATAAAGACCTCGATGCGTTTGTTGTCCATGTGTCGTCCTCCTTTGATCAGTTGGCCTCGTCAGCCGCGGAGAAGGAGCTGGTGCTCATCACGCGCAGCAGGCGCTCGGGGTAAAGAATGGTGGCGCCGTTGGTCTCGAACTTGTAGCCGATGGTGGAGAACTGGTTGAGGGGCCCTCCGATCTCGCCCTTGTCATGGATGATCATCTCCAGCGCGCCGCCCTCGGGGTCGATGATGCCGAAGGAGTCCTTGCCGAAGAAGTAGCTGGCGTAGACGGCGATGGAATCGCCCTCCTCCTTGATGACCGGGGCAAACACGTCCTCGATGAAGCGCACGCCGTGCAGCTCGCCGATCTCGCCGTTGAAGATTTCCTCGGGGGCGGCGTACTTGTGGGCCTCGATCCAGGCGTCGCTGGCTCTCAGGTCGTGGGCCACGGAGGGGTGGATCACCGCGTAGTACTTGCCGCCGATGCGGGGCACGCGGTTTTTCTTGAGGGCGGTGACGGCCTTGTTGACCATCTCCGGGGTGAGATGGCAGTGGTAGGTGGCATCCTCCTTCAGCTCGCTCTTGGAAGCGGGCGTCGCGTTGATGGAGCCGTCGGCGCGCTTGATCTTGTCGCAGTAGAGCACGTTGAGGTTGGTGTACAGCGCGTCACGGATCAGGGCCTCCTGGGTCTCCGCTGCGGAGGCGCCCATCTCCTCCGTGGCGCCGAGGATCACGTCGTCATAGGCGCGCAGCTCCAGCTTGTCGGTGATGGCGGTGTAGGTGCCGTACTGATCCACCGCGCCGGTCACGGCGGTAACGCCGAACTTCTGGCCGGTGGGGATCACGCCCTCGGTGAGCTTCGAGGCCTTGTCAAAGGTGTTCCACTTGCGCCACTCCACGCTGCCGTGGTGGTTGGCGGGCAGCGGCTGGCGCTTGGCAAACTGAGCGTAGAACAGCTCGGTTCTGGCGTTCTCCAGCAGCTCCGTGTCGTAGAAGGCCTTCAGCTCGGCCGAGAGGCTGTGGCTGTTGTCGAAGGCGGTCTGCTCGCCGGTGGCGGCGTTGACGAAGCCCTCGGTGGTGTTGACGAGGCTGCCGGCCTCGGCAAAGAACTGCAGGTCAAAGATACTGTTCGTCATGTTTTCATCCTTTCTGATGTCCTTTATGGACAAACTCGGCTCCCTGCTGAGGGAGCCGGCACGGCGTCCTGTGCCGTGCCTGTGGGGTCTCACCCCCATCGCTTTACTCCCCGACCGGGAGCTTTCGTCCCTGGGCCCCGGCCTCCAGGATGCGCTTTTTCAGCGCCTCCCGCTCCTGCCGGGACAACCCTCTGGGGTCCGTCCCCAGCCGGGACGCGCTCTGTCCCCCGTGGTTTTCCCGGGGGCGGGAAGCCTGGGCGCGCATACTGCGGCTGAAGGCCTCCAGGCTCTTCCTCGCCGCCTGCTCTCCGATCTGGCCCCGGTGCCGCGCGTAGTAGGCGTCGGCCAGACTCACGCCGCTGTGCGGCGCGGTCAGGCGCAGGAAGGCCGGATCCTCCAGCTCCCGCAGCAGGTCAAAGTCCGGCAGGGTCTCGCGCAGCAGCGCCGCCTCTTCCAGCAGCGCGTCCAGGTGCCCCCGGATCTCCTCTCTCTGCTGCCGTGCTTCCCCGCGGATCCGCTCGGCCATCCCTTCGGCGTCAAAGTCCGCCTCCCCGCCGTAACGCTCCCGCAGGGCCTCCAGCACCGGCGCCATCTTCTGCAGCGTCTCCTCCGCGTTCATCCGGTTGCGCAGCCTGTGCTGCACGATGCTCTGCACCGCCGCGTCATAGCACTTCCGGTAGTCCGGGTCCCGCAGGATGTCCTCCCAGCTGGGCTTTTTGCTTTCCACCGGGGAGGGCGTTCCCTCCTCCGGGCTTGCTGTGGTCTCGGTTTCCGTCTCCGGCGCGCTCTGCTCCTGAGACAGGTCCGGGCTCTGCCATTGGTTTTCCATGCTGTCTTCTCCTTTATCTCATGCCCCTCTGCAGCGGGGCGAAAGGGCGTTTTTCTCTCAGGTTCTGCGGCTCTTGCCGGTGCTGGAGCCGCTGCCCTTGGCGTTGGCGGCAAGTTTGGTCCGCTCGGCGCCGGTGCCGGCGGCTTTGTTTGTCTTGCTGCTGGAGCCGCCCCCGCCGCCCCAGTAGTAGTCGATCCCGCCTCCGCCGCCTCCCGCGGCGACAGGCAGCAATCCGTTTACCCGCAGGTACTCATTCCGCAGCGCGTCGGCCTGGGCCTTGCTCATTCCGGCGGCTGCCAGCTCTGCGCTCTCCGGCTCATAGCCGCTCTTGGAGATGATCTCCACCAGGTTCTTGTAGGCGGTCTGTCTCCGGTCATAGCCCTTCTGTTCGATCTCGGAAGCCCGTGCGGCCTTGTCCCTGGCCCGGCCGTACTCGCGCTCCGCGAGGGCGGAGGCCGCGTTGAACTGGCCGGAGAGCTGCTCGCCCTCCGCCTGCCATTTCTTGAGCGCCGCGCCGTAGAGCTCCGGCATGGCGTCTCCCAGCTTCTGCAGGTATGCGTCATACTGCTGCTGGCCCACGGTCTGACCGTAGCTGGAGCTGTAGCCGCCCGTCAGGTGGGCCGCCTGGCCCATGGTGTCCTGCATGGCAAGGCGCCCCTCCCGTGCATAGCGGTCGCGGTAGCTGTTGAACAGGGGGTCGCTTTCCGCGTCATAGCGGAAAGCGGGCCGCTGCACGATTTTCTCAAAGAGTCTCCCGATCTCCCCGTCGTAGCTGGACGTAAAATCCGGCAGCTCCTGCTCGGCCTGCTTCAGCGCGGCCATGGTCTCCGCGTAGGCGGGGGCCTCCGCCGCGCTTCTCTCTTCCTTTTTGATGACGGTCTCCTGTGTCATCCGGCATTCTCCTCTCCCGCTTCCGCGTCGTCTTGTCTCAAGCTCACATACGCCGGTCTCTCCTCGGCCAGCAGGGCCAGTCCCGCCGCCACGGTGTCAAAGCACTCCCGGCAGCTCTCTTCAAAGCCCTCCTCCGGGAAGCACTCGACGCAAAAGCGCCCCGGCCCCCGGCTCACCGCCGGCAGGTAGTCTTCCTCTCTCTCATGCACGCGTCTCTCCAGGGTCATGCTCAGCATGCTCACTGCTGCGCACACCGGGTCGGTCCCTCTGACGCCGGCCCCGGTGTGTCCCTCCATGGTCAGGCGCAGATGCTCCCGGTCATAAACCGCTCTCGTCATCTGCCGCCTCCCGGCTGTCCGGCGCTGCTGGCCCGGATTCTCGCCTTCTCGATCCGATTGGCTTCCCGGCCGCCTCTCGTCTGCTTTCGTCTGCCCGGCACGGCGGCGCTTCTGCCGCCGGTGATCCCGGCCATCAGGGCCTCCGCCCGTTCCGGCTCGTACTTCTGGGTCAGCGCCAGGGCGTACTGCTGGTAGAGCGCCAGCTGACGCTGCATGGTACCGTTTGCGGCGAGCCTCTGCATCAGCTCGTCCTTGCCCTCAAACTCCATCATGCTCATACAGGCCAAAGCCTGGTCGCTCTGCTCCTGGGAAAAGAAGCCCAGCTGGTAAAACTGCAGCGCCAGCTCGTTCTGGGTCAGCCTGCTGTAGGCGCTGCTCTTGGCGGGGACGACCCGGATGTCGAACACCGGCTGCCGCAGCCCCAGGTCGATCTGGCCGAAGCTGCCCAGGGGCTGGGGTCTGAGATGGCTGTTGTCGTAGGCTACGAAGTCCTCGGTGCCGAGCCTGCCGGTGATGCGAAACTGCCGGGGCAGCTCGTAAAACTGGCGGATCAGCTCGATGCAGAGGTTGATGATCTGGGCGTACACCCGGTAGCTGGCCCTGGTGGCGTCGCGCGAGCCCTTGCCGCTGGCCTCCTGGAGGGCGGCGATGGCGGAGGCCGCGGTGACGCCGGTGTTGACCAGGCCCGCGGAGGTCTCGGTATTGCCGGAGGTCTCCCGCAGCTCGTTGATGAGGCTGGTGCGCATGTTGAGATAGTGGCCGCTCAGCGGGCGGTAATCCACCATGCGCAGGCTGTCCTCGCCGAGGTTGCCGTTGACGTGGACGATGGGATTGGCGAGATTGAGGAACTCCTCCTCGTTGACCGCCCCGTCCACTCGCTGGAAGTACCTGGGCGTGGCGCCCACCATCGTGTTTTTCAAAAAGGCGGTCTGCATCAGGTCGATCTGGGTCTGGCTGTTGCGGCACAGGTCGATGAACCCGTAGCCGCAGGGGCTGCCCTCCACGGGGAACAGGCTGTCAAACACGAAGGGGTAGAGCCCGTGGTCGTACAGTCCCGCGCCCGTGAGCGCCTCCGGATTCTCCGCCTGCTCGTTCTCGGTGGCGTAGAGCAGGGTGCTCCCCACATACTTGCAGTAGTGGAGCACGCTTCGCCCGCCCTCGCGCTTTTTGTAGTAGACCTCGATGACCGTGGACTTGCCGTCCGTAGGCACGCTGTCGTCGTAGAGAAAGCGCGTGGCGGAGAAGCTCAGGCTCTTGAGCTTTCCCGCCAGCTGCGGGTAGCGCTCCGTCAACTCCTCGTTGTTCTCCAGCCTTGTGTGGAAGAAATACCGGCTCTCCTGGATATCTCCGACACCGGGCTCCCAGAACACGTTGAGCAGATCCACCCGCTCGATGGCGATATCGCCCAGGCCCTCGGCCTTCTCCGGATCCCAGAAGACCTTGTACACGCCGGTGCCGGTCTTGAGCTTCTGCCACATGGCGTCCGAGTAAGTCTTCTCAAAGCCGTTCTGCTCCAGGATGACCGGCAGCACCTTGGTCAGGATCCTGGCCTCGGGCCTGTCGTCTGGCTCCCGGGGCAGGATGTTCGGCTCGGGGTAGGCGTCCATGGCGTCGGCGTGCTTGGACACGATCACATTGTGCAGCCAGCCCGAGGCGGCCTGAAAGCCGTCCTGGCCCTGGGTGTTTTTCCGCTCCTCCGCGCTGTTGCGCAGCTTCCACCAGTTCTCACTGGCCACGGTGCGCCGCTCGATGCTGGCCTTGCCCGCCTTGTATTTCTGGAGGATGCCGGTAAACTCCCTCAGCCGTTTTTCATCCACCGGCAAAATCATCGTCTCATTCATTTTTTGCTCCTTTATTTCAAGTGCGTCCTTGCTCTGTAGGGGAGGGGCGCCTGTGCCCTTCAGGGGTATGCCCCTCCCGTTTGTTCGTGGTTCCCCCGAAATCGGTCTTTACCTCTTCAGCGGATCGATCAGAGTCTCCGCCTCCTGCTTCTCCGCCAGGGGTTTGACCGGACGTGACATACAGAGATAGCGCCACTCGTCGGCCACGTGGTCCTCCAGCTCCGTGTCCAGATCCTCGGGTCTCGCCTTGTGAAACATCATCATGGGGATGGTGCGGATGAAGGCCCTGCAGTTGGAAAAGACATACATTCTGCTGTAGCCCTCCCGGTCAAACTGCAGCCGATAGTGGCACTGCATCCAGCCGGGGACGCGCTTGTTGTCCCCGGGCACGAACCACACGCCATAGCGCGCGGCGGTATCCGCGATGCTCTCGCCGCGGCTCGCGTCCCAGATGGCGGGATCAGCCACGCCCTCGATCTGTTTTCCTTTGAGCCAGGGGTGCTCATGCTCGATGCGGGCGATCTCCTGAAACTGCCGGTCCGGCGTCCAGCGCAGCCCCTCGTTGGGGGTGCCGGTACAGCCGTAGAGCTCCAGGATGCGGTAGATCACGCCCTCGTAGTCCACCGCCCACCACGCGCAGGAGAAGGGCTTGCCGTAGCCGAAGTCGTAGCTTCTGAGGATGCGCCATCCCCTTCTGGGCCCTGTCGTCAGCTCCAGCGGCTCGATCACGTGGCACCATCTGCCCTGCTTTTTGAGTTCCTCCTGCGTCAGCTCGCAACCCGCCTCCCGCGCGGCGCTGACATCCGGCGTGATGCGGAAGTCCTCAAAGAACTGCCCTTCAAACACCTCCCAGCTGCCGTAGCGCCAGGCGGCCCGGAGCTTGGGCGGCAGGGCCTCCAGCTGCCGGATGTAGTCGGGGTCGGCCTCCATCAGCGCCCGGTTGTCGGTCACCAGCGCCTGGATGAAGCTGTGCTCCTCCGGCCGCTCGCCCTCCTTGAAGCGGCGGTCGATGAACAGCCGCTTGACCCAGGCGTGGCCCTCGCCGCCGGGATTGCAGGTGTAGTAGACGCGCTTGGGAAAATCGTTGACGCCGCGCACGCAGGCTCGCAGCTTCTCCATCCGCTCCTCGGACTGCTGCGTGGCCTCGTCCACAAACAGCACGTCGATCTCGCTGCCCTGAAAGCGCAGCGCGTCCCGGTCGTTTTCCAGATAGCGGAACAGGATGCGGCTGCCGTTGGGAAAGGAGATCATTTTCAGACTGTCGTTGTAGGCGGCGATACGCTCTTCCTCCGCCTTGTAGCAGCCCAGCATCGCGCAGAGGGGCAGGATGTGGTTTTCCCGCAGCTCGGGGTAGGTACGGCGCACGATCATCACCTTGATCCCCGCGTATCTGAGGCACAGCAGCACCGCCTTGACCCGCACGGCCCAGCTCTTGCCGCCGCCGCGCGCTCCGCCGTAGCCCACGTATTTGTGCTCGTCCAGCAGAAACTGCTTCTGCTTCTCGCTGGGCTGCGGCAGCTTCAGCTCCGGCATCGAATCTCCTCCTCTCTGCACGTTGCCTCCCGCCTTGCTCCTTGGCCCCCTTTCGAAAAAGGGGGCTCCGCGAAGCGGTGGGGGATCGGAGGCTTCTGCCAGGTCCTCCCCCGCTACCGGCTCATCTCTTCCGTTTCCCCAACAAAGCGCACCGTCAGTGTCCCGCTCTCTCCGCTGCCCTTGTCCCTGCCGCAGATCTCGTGGATCTCCTTGAGCGCCCCGGATACGGTCTTGAAGTCCTTGACTTCCAGGCCCTCGTCCTCCTGCAGCTTGTCCTCGATGCGCTCCAGCAGCTTCCGGGCCACCCGATCTACATTGGCCCCGCTGTCCGCCTGTCGCTTTTGCGGGCTTTTCTTTCCTTCGCTGCGCTCGCTCATGTCTCCTCCCCGTATCGGTTCTGATATACGCAGCGGTACACCGGGCAGCGCGAGAAGTCCCCCACGCAGTAGCAGCCCATGTGTCTCTCCCGCTGAGCCAGGGTACGGAAGCGGCTGACCACGTCGGCTCCCGGGGCATAGCCCTCGCAGCTGATGGACCGTTTCTTCCTGTCGTCCGCCAGATAGAAGGGGCACTTGACGTCCGCCTCCGTCCAGCAGAGCTTCTTATTGCTTGCCATGCTCATCCTCTCCGCGGGCGTCCTCCGTCCGCTCCTCATATTGCGTCGCCCCGCGCATCCAGGGCGGGTATCCGCTGCGTTCCATGCAGCGGAGGATCGGGTCGTCCTGAATCAGCTCCAAGTCCCCACCTTCTTCCGCATTTGGTCTTATTAAAATAAGATTATTGTCTTGACAAGGCGCCGGAAATACCGTAATATGAGGTCAACCGGGGCCTTCCGCAATCTTATTTTTGTTGGATTCGCTTCGCAGTATATCTCAAATAAATCTGAATGTCTAGGTTTTGCTCGTCCTTTTTTGAGATTCGTATGTTTTGTACAAAGATGAGGTGATCGCTTTGTTCATTTATGAAAGGTTTGAAGCGCTCCGCGTCTCCAAGGGTGTCACCAAGCGTTTTATCGCCCAGGAGCTGGGCCGCTCTCCCTCCCTGTGTCAGGACTGGAAGCTGCGCAAATCCCAGCCCAGTGAGGCGCAGCTTGCCGCCGTGGCCCGGATCCTGGGCACGACGCCCGCCTATCTGCGCGGGGAGACGGAGGACCCCTCCCCCCTGCAGGATGAGGAAATGACCGCGCTTCTCACGTCCCTGCGGGAACGGGAGGACATGCGCATGCTCTTCAAGCTGGCCAGGGACGCCTCGCCGGAGGACGTGCGCCAGGCGGTGAAGATCATCGAGGCGCTGCGCAGTCATGACTGACACCTATGTGCGTCTGGTCCCCCTGCCGGTGAAGGTGGAGGGGGTCACCCTGCCAAATGATGACGGGAGCTATGACATCTATATCAACTCCCGGCTCTCCCCGGCCCTGCAGCAGCAGACGCTGGAGCATGAGCTGCGGCACATCCGCCGCGGCCATTTTGAGACGGATATGCCTCTTGCCCGCATGGAGCGCCAGGCGGACGGGGAGGCTGTCAACGTGGTGCTCCACCCGCCGGCCGGCATGGTCCCCTGCTTTCGTTCGGAGGACGCCATGGCCCGCTGGCTCGCGGCCCTCTGCTCCCAGCTCCGCCTGGACTTCAACGCCCTCTGA